TACCTGGAATTAAGTGGTCGGAACGCAAATCTCAATGGACTTCTCCTCAGGGTGGAAGACTTTGGATGTCTTATCTCGACAAAGATACGGATGTCACACGCTATCAAGGTCAGGCTTTTAACTGGATTGGATTCGATGAGCTTACGCAATGGTCTAGCCCTTACGCTTGGGATTATATGAGGTCAAGATTACGTAGTAGTTCCAAGGACTTAGGTCTTTACATGCGAGCTACAACAAACCCTGGAGGAAGCGGTCATGCTTGGGTTAAGAAAATGTTTATTGACCCTGCAAGATCAAATGAGCCTTTTTGGGCGACACATCTTGATTCAGGGGAAACTATTACCTTCCCTAAGGGACACAGCAAAGAAGGTCTACCTTTATTTAGGCGGCGGTTTATTCCAGCCTCTCTATTCGACAATCCGTACTTGGCTGAGTCTGGCGACTATGAAGCGATGCTTCTCTCACTTCCAGAGCATCAGCGTAAGCAGCTACTTGAAGGTAACTGGGATGTTAACGAGGGTGCTGCCTTTCCAGAGTTTGACCGCAAGATACATGTCGTGGACTCATTCGAGATCCCTGACTCTTGGGCAAGGTTTAGGGCTTGCGATTACGGTTATGGTAGTTACACTGGCGTTCTGTGGTTTGCTGTAGCACCTGATGAACAACTAATTGTTTACCGTGAGATGTATGTCTCTAAAGTTACAGCTTCTGACTTAGCTGATTTGATACTTGAAGCAGAAGCAAAAGATGGTATGATGAGATACGGGGTGCTGGATAGTTCTTTATGGCACAACCGTGGCGACACTGGGCCTAGCTTGGCAGAGCAGATGAATCACAAAGGGTGCCGCTGGCGTCCGTCTGACAGGTCAAGAGGCTCACGTGTCGCAGGTAAAAACGAGATACACAGGCGTCTACAGGTAGATGAGTTTACTGATAAGCCTCGCCTTGTGTTTATGAACAACTGTACAAACACTATTGCACAGATACCTAGCATACCACTGGACAAGAGAAACCCAGAAGACGTAGATACCCATGCAGAAGATCACCTCTACGATGCTTTGCGCTATGGTATCATGACACGTCCACGCAGTAGTATATGGGATTACAACCCAGCAACACAACGCACAGGCTTTCAGGCATCTGATCCCAGCTTCGGCTATTAAGGAAAACAAAACATGGCAGAAATCAATGATCTTTCGTTTGAGACTGACGAAGTAACCGCTGCAGAAGGTATTGAAGACAGTATTTTCACAGAGGCATCTAGTGTTGTAGGCTTTGTTAAACAGCGTTATTCACGATCAGAAGACTCTCGCTATACAGATGAACAGCGCTGGCTTCGTGCTTATCGTAACTATCGTGGTCTCTATAGTTCAGATGTACAGTTCACAGACACAGAGAAGTCTCGTGTATTTGTTAAGGTAACTAAAACTAAGACGCTTGCTGCATACGGCTCTATAACAGACGTATTGTTCGGTAATAACAAGTTCCCTATGAGTGTAGACCCCTCCATTCTGCCAGATGGTGTAGCAGAGTCTGTACACATTAACGCTGATCCTAATGCAGCGGCTGCTGGTGATGCACTAAAGTCTGTTACAGAGCGCCAAGCACCTAAGCCTTACTTGATTGGCCCAGACACAAAGCTTGAACCCGGTGAGACACTTGCAGACTTAGCAAGGCGTATTGGACCCCTAGAGGACAAGCTATCGTCTGTAACAGATAAGATTGTTGAGGGTGACGGTACTACTCCTACTACAGTGACTTTCCACCCTGCTATGATTGCAGCTAAGAAGATGGAGAAGAAGATCCATGACCAGCTAGAAGAGTCTGGTGCTTCTATACATCTACGTTCTATGGCTTTTGAGATGGCTCTACTTGGCACGGGTGTCATGAAGGGTCCATTTGCTATAGATAAGGAGTACCCTAACTGGAATGAAGAGGGTGAGTATGACCCTATCATTAAGACTGTACCTGAAACACAACACGTGTCATGCTGGAACTTCTACCCTGATCCAGAGGCTGCATCAATGGATGAAGCTGAGTACATCATTGAGCGTCACAAGATGTCACGTACTCAGATACGTGCTCTAAAGAGCCGCCCCTACTTCATGAAGGATGCACTAGACACTGCTATAGCTAAAGGCCCAGACTATGTGCAGAAGCACTGGGAAATGGCTATGGAGGATGATGACACACAGCCTGACTCAGAGCGCTGGGAAGTCTTGGAGTTCTGGGGTTTTGTTGATGTAAGTATCCTAGAAGAGAATGGCGTTAAGATACCACGTGAGTACAAAGACCTTGATGAGCTTAACTGTAATATCTGGATATGTAATGGTGAAGTACTACGCTTTGTACTAAACCCATTTAAGCCTGCACGTATTCCTTACTACGCTGTTCCTTATGAGCACAACCCTTATAGCTTCTTTGGTATCGGTATTGCTGAGAACATGGATGATACGCAGACATTGATGAATGGCTTTATGCGTATGGCTATTGACAATGCTGCACTATCTGGTAACCTTATCATTGAAGTAGATGAGACTAACCTTGTACCAGGTCAAGACTTAAGTGTGTATCCCGGCAAGGTGTTCCGCCGCCAAGGGGGTGCTCCAGGGCAGGCCATCTTCGGCACCAAGTTCCCTAACGTAGCACAAGAGAACATGCAACTCTTTGATAAGGCACGAGTTCTAGCTGATGAGAGTACTGGATTCCCTAGCTTTGCTCATGGACAAACAGGAGTTTCTGGTGTTGGGCGTACAGCTTCTGGTATTTCTATGCTTATGTCTGCTGCTAACGGTTCTATTCGGGCGGTAGTTAAGAACGTAGATGACTATTTGATTCGCCCTATGGGTAAGGCTTTCTTTGCATTCAACATGCAGTTTGACTTCGATTCTTCTATTCGTGGTGACTTAGAGGTTCGTGCATCTGGTACAGAGAGCTTGATGGCTAACGAAGTACGGTCACAGCGCTTGATGCAATTCTTGCAGGTAGCACAGAACCCAGTACTGGCTCCGTTTGCTAAGATGGACTACATTATTCGTGAGATTGCTAAGTCTATGGATCTTGACCCAGACAAGGTTACTAACTCTATGCAGGATGCTGCTATCCAAGCTGAGATCTTAAAGGGCTTCCAGCAGCCACCACAGCCCGCTGTAGGGCCAGATGGAGTTCCTATGCCTCAGGGTAGCCCAGCGCCAGAAGGACAAGGCCCACAGGGCGTACAGGACACCACAGGAAGCGGCGGTGGACAGATGGGCGTAGGTACAGCACCAACACCAGGTGAGCAAGGATTTAGTGGCAATGTCGCTTAAGCGAATAGTTAATGACAAAGAAGTATGGGATGCGTTTCTTGAAGAGTTAGAGGATCGCATCTCAGGAAACCATAGAAGTATGGAGAATCTCTCAGATACTGCTGAGATCTATCGCCACCAAGGTGCTATCAAAGCGCTGAGACAACTTAAGTACTTGAGGGATTACGTGAATGGATAATAGTAAAAAACAGATGGAGATGCTCTTTGATGAGGGTGGCATTGCAGATGATGGCATGAATGTCGATCCTGTGAGTGGCAACGAGATACCTCCTGGCTCTATGGCCTCAGAAGTACGTGATGACATTCCCGCACAACTAAGTGAGGGTGAGTATGTTGTACCTGCTGATGTTCTGCGATTTTACGGTGTAAAGTTTTTTGAAGACTTACGATCAGAAGCTAAGCAAGGCATGTCTAAGATGGAAGCTGATGGTCGTATTGGTGGTGAGCCTGTGGGAATGGAAGATCCTCGTGGGGCTGAAAGTGCTCTAACACCAGAAGAAATGGCTGTACTACAAGAGATGGGTATGGCTGTAGGCGGTATGGTCCCTCAACCTACACAGAGTACAGATCCTTACATGCAACAACAACGTATGTATCAACAACCCTCTCCTGTAGCTATGGGTAACACAGGTTATGATGAAGGTGGGGCAGTAGCTTCTTTTGATCCTTCTATGTATGGCGCTGGTTTCAGCTTTCTATCACCCTCTACTACTACTACCGCACCACCTGTTACATCAACTTCAGTAATGCTGTACAGTCCCGATGGTATTGCACAATCCTTCACTCTCCCTGCACAGCAAGCAGAGCATGATGCAAAAATAGCAGAAGGCTGGAGTACTACACCCTTAGCGACTCCTCAGGTTACAACAAAAGTGGATGAAGATAGCACCTACGGTTCTTCATTTATTAAGCCAGAAACAGGTGAACAGGGTAAGAAGTTTAGCGATATGGATGGTGAGGAGTTGCAAAACGCTCTAAACCAAAACAAAAAAGCACGCACCCTTATGCAAGGTATGACTGCAATTAATCCTATGTTAGGTATTGCTGGTCTCGCTGCAACTAAATACGCAGAAAAACAGATACTAGAGCAAATGAAAGACAAGGGCGTTAAGCCTGTCGAGACTGAAGATGAGGGTGGTATTATTGATAGTATCACTAATTGGTTCTCTGAGACATTCGGTACTAAGAAGGATAAGGAGCCTGTTGTTACACCTAAGAAAACCAGCCCTTCTCAGAATGGGTCAGTTACAACAACACCATCCTCTATAGATACAACTACAGATCAACAAATAGCAAAAATGCAAGAGGATCGTGGGGATAGATCCGCTGAAATAGCAGTAGGCCAAAAGAATCTGAGTACCCCTGGTGGTATGTCTGGTAAAAGTACTTCTTATAAAGAGGCTGCTACTAAGGCTGCTACAAAAAGCCTAACATCAGAAGAGAAGAAAGGTGGCGCAGCCTTAGATGAATCCTTTGGTATAACTGGGCTGAATAAAGGCGGCTTGATGCAGAAGAAAAAGAAGAAGAAGTAACTACTCACTACCATAAAATAATAAGGCTACCCAGCTAAGGCTGGCCCCAACATAAGGAAATACAATGTCAGAAGCTTTAATCCAAACGGACTCAGTGTCCCATAAACGTAATCTCTCTCGTGTAGAACGTGATGAGGCTGAACTAAAAGAACTGCTCAAGCAAGCAGGGGTTACACAAGATGAAACAGAAGAAGAAGCTGTTGAAGCGGAACCCGATAGCTCAGAGTCTAGCAAACCCCCAGTTCAGGCAGAGAGTGTTACCAAACAAGAAGAAGAATCAAAAGCTGAAGCACAAGAAGATGAAGATCTAAGTGCTGAAGAGAAGAACTTTAAGAAGCGTTACGGTGATCTACGGCGACACACTCAAGAGAAAGAGAAAGAGTTTCAGGCAAAGCTTGATAAGCTAACTTCTCAACTAGATGCTGCTACAAAGAATGAGCTTGTACTCCCTAAGTCAGAAGATGAAGTAGAGGCTTGGGCTAAGAAGTATCCAGACGTTGCAGGTATTGTAGAAGCTATCGCTGATAAGAAAGCTAGTGAGCGTTCCTCTGAGCTTGACGGGCGTTTAAAAGAGATTGAATCTTTACGTACATCAGCTAAGCGTGAGAAGGCAGAAGCAGAATTACTGTCTATGCATCCTGACTTCCAAGAGATTCGTGCTGATGATGCGTTCCATTCTTGGGCAGAGAAGCAGCCTAAAGTAGTACAGGATGCTTTGTATGAGAACAGTGAAGATGCTAAGTCTGTTGCACGAGTAATTGACCTTTATAAGTCAGATCAAGGTATTAAGACTAGGAAGGTGTCTAGCTCTGATAAAGCAGCAGCATCCTCAGTCAAAGCTAAAGGACGGGCAGCACCCGACACAGATGATTCATCTAAGTATATCACTGAGTCACAGGTAGCCAAGATGTCTATCAAGGAATACGAGAAGCGCATGGAAGAGATCTTTGATGCTCAGCGCTCTGGTAAGTTTATTTACGATGTATCAAAGAAATAGGTTGACAATACCTGTATCGTAGATAAAACTATAGGCATGTACAGTGTCAGGTATTAACTGCTTGTACATGCTTTTAACTAAGCACTAGCCACACGAAGAACTACCTCTGAGTATAGGCCCAGCGCTTGAAGGAAGGCCATCCTGATAGCAACGCTGACTACCCTAAGACAACGAGCCTCTTTTATTGTGGATATGTAGTGTCTAAATCTCACGCCATATCTATAAAGGAGAATTATTATGGCTATTGGAACCGCTGGTGGTGGATTTGACGGGAACTTCTCCCCAATTATCTACTCCAAACAAGCACAGATCGCACTGCGCCGCTCTGCTGTAACTAACGCAATCACCAACAACTCTTACTTTGGTGAGATTGCAAACCAAGGCGACACTG